AAAATCAACCAAGTATTGTAAAGGCGAACCATTTGCAGGGTCGTTGATCTCAAACACACCACCATAATCTAATAAATTATCGTTTTGAAAAACAGAGGTTTGATATGGTTTTGCGTCAAGGTTAAACACACTTCCCACACCATCTGCAATAAATTGTTCATTTGCCCCGGTTAATGTTCTCTCTCCATAAACCCACACACGATTGTAAATCTGATTATCGTCCAAGGAAACATTTCCGTTTAGAATATTTGTGCTGTTGATTGTTTCTCCAGAGGAGATGACTGACTTTTCCTCGAAGTGTAAGTCTAAATCTTCATCCACATAAAAATAAAAATCAGCAGACTGGGCCAACTCTATCAATGCATCAAAAACACTAATGTGATTAAAGGAAATCCTATCAATTGTGGTGTTGGTTACGTTCACGTTATTAGTTGTAATTTCTGAAATGTTTTCGTTCATGATTCCTAGAACAATTTCACTAACTTCTACATTTCTATAAGCCACAGGTTCTACGGTTTTATCTTGAAGGATTGCCTCATAGTCTCTACCGACTAGAGTGATTGTTTCTGATGAGTTCTTTCCCGGGTAGTCTACTTTTTCTATTACTCCTGTGAATAGTTTTGTGGTTGCAGGATTAACATCTATGTCGGCATAAATCACAACTTCATCATTTAGATTAAACTTTCCAGCATTCTTTCCAAATGAATTGTTTACATAAATTGTAAAGGATCCCGAGGAATTGTTTTCATCTAATGAACGCTCTAAAAAGATTCGCTCTATGTCGTCGCTGTAATCTACTCCCGCGATAACTAATCGTTTGTAAGTAGTCATTGTCGAATCATCCTACTTAATTTTGTTTCCAATGCCTCCGCCACCATATCAGGATCCAACCCCTGTAGGCTCTCAATGTTGACCGTGATTGTGGTTCCGATTCCACCTTTAGTTCCGATGATTGTGTCTTGCGGGCTTGGTTGTAATAACTTCCCATTTGACGTAAGGATGAAATCGTTTAATGCGATTGGGTCAAGGACGGTTCTAGGATTAAGTGCGATCGGCTCATTGACTCTAGTGACTCTTTGTGATGGGTCCAATGCTCGGTCTCCTTGTGTGGGTGTTGCTGTTTGGGAAGTGGATTCATTCGCCTGTTCGTCAAGAGTTTGTTGTGTTGTTGATATGGCATTTGCTGTGGTCTCTGTTGGCTTTTCGTCGTCTATGATCCCGAAGAATCTTCCAATCCACTTGATTGCGTCTCCGATTAATCCGATTATCCAGGATAAGGCATCTGCGACTGCAGTCAATAATGGTTCGACTAATCTTAAAGCCCCAATCAAAATCCTTCCGATTGCTGTGCCAGCCAAGGTAAGAATAGCCGATGTCACACTTGCTATCACCTCAATTAATGGACGAAGTATCTCAAAAATATCTCCCAATAATCCTCCGAGAGATTTGATGATCGGCAACAAGGGTTCAAGTACATCCATAAATAAATCAAGCCCGAGGATAAGGCTGTCTAAAATAATATCCACAACTGGAGATAATGCATCAAACAATCTAAAGAAGATCTCTGCTAACCGCATTAAGGTTGGAAGTATTTTCGGTAATAGATCTGCTAGTCCTATCATGGCTTTCTTCACGAGGTCTGTGAATAATGGAATTAATGGTTTGATGGCTGGTAGTACATCATTTAGAAACGTATCTGCTAGATCTGACACGACAGGCAATAATTCAGCCCCAATCTCTCTGCCCATCAAAGATAATGTGTCCTTTAAATTAGAGAATTTACCCAAGACCGTATCAGCCTGTTTGGCCATTAAGTTTTCGAACTTCCCGCCTTCTTCAGACATGGCCCTAAATGCCGAAGTGACTGCCTCGCTTGTGATCTCCCCTGCAGAAATCATCTCAGTAATCGCTTCCTTGGTTACGCCCATTTGGTCTGCTAAGACCTGTAGAATCGGAACACCTGCTACGGCAAAGTCTCTAAGTTCTCGACCAGTTAGTTTCCCTTGGGTCCTAACCTGCCCAAGATTTAGAATAAGTCTTTGTAGCCCTTCCTCGCCTAGCCCTAATCCTGCCGCCACATCCCCAACGTTTCTTAATGTGGGAATAAGTTCGTCTGCCTCAAAGCCAACAGCCAATAGCTGTCTAGCTGATTTTTCAACACCTTGTAATGTAAATGGGGTAGCTTTAGCAAAATCGGATAACTCTTTTAGTTTATCCTCTGCAGCTTCTGCGGATCCAAGCAATGTAGTAAATGCTACTTGGGTCTGTTCGAACTCTGCAGCTGCTTTAATACTGCTAGATGCTAACTTCGTTATCGCCACACCTGCTGCAACCGCCGCCACTGTAAATCCTACCAAGGCTGCCTTTCCTACTGCCCCAAATTTAGACGCAGTAGTTTCTGCTTTCTTGAAGGTTCCACTAAATTGATCAATAGCTTTTATTGTAATAGCTACTGTAGCTCCTCCGGCAATTCCACTTAAAAATCCTACCATTTTTTCTTTTTCTTCGCCGCTCGTTGTTTCCGCTTCTCTCGGACGTTGTGCTCAGTAACTAACATGTAAATCTCTGGATAGGTCAGCTCCGGAATCGTGAAGAAGGTGTATCCCCTCTCATGCAAAAAGAAAACTAACTCTTGTTCGGAGTTATATCTTTTTTTTTTGCTTCTTCAGAATCCACGACTGCTCTAACGGAGGCATTATGAAGCGCCTCTTGTTCAGAGTCCGTTGAAAGTGCTAAGATTGCAGTCCTGATTGCGCCAGCAACCGGAATCTTCAGATCCTTATATTCTTCAACGGTGTACGTTGGTTCTATCACATGTCTCGCTATAACCTCGTCTTCCTTTTCAGGAAATCTATAAAGCTCCTGTAGTTCTCCCTTTGTTAAGGGTGTAGCTTTAATGGTTGGTTTCTCTGGAAGATACTCTAATTCAACTTCAACGGGCAAAAGTTTACCTTCTGCGTCTCGCAGAATCAAAGTCTTGTCTTTTTCTAGATATGCCATTTTGATACTCCTTTTAGTTACGGAAACTAATTAACTAAACTATTTAAGTTTAACTAAAACGGATTATATGAACCAATGAATCCTGGATTTACATAATCGACCATATCCATACTTCCTGCGCTCATTGTGAAAGTTGTCTCATTAATGCCTTCTGCTGGACTAGGTAACTCCATCTCTGTGATTCTTGCTCCGCTAACAGTAAATGTTGCGTGTTGTGAGCCTGTTGTGTCTGCATTCATATCAAACACGTAGTTCAAAGTGCTGCCTCCTTTATAATATTGATTGTACAACATTTGAGCCATGTCAGTTTTTAGGTCTGCTGTCACAGTTGTTGTGTATTCTCTATTTCCAAAGAAAGGTTCACCGATTACTCTCGAACCGTTAAGATAGTGTGGACCTTCCACGTTCTGGTTTATTTCAATAGAGACGGATTTCGAGCTCGTGAGATCGCTTCCTGCAACAGTTAATAAACAATCAGACCATAAGTATGGTGCTTGATCGGCTACTGTTACTGCAGTTGTCGCTCCTGAACTAAAATCTACTCCTTGACCTAACCAATTTGCATCGATTGAAACTTTTTCTCCTTGTGCTGCATTGATTGTAAGAGACGTAACTGCGCATCCTTTTGCTGTTCGAATAAAATTCAATCCAGTTCCTGGTGCTTGTTTGGAATCTTCTAATGTGAAGCTATATGGAGTATTAAGGTCGTTAGTTGTCCCACTTGTGAATGGATTCTGTACTTTGTCTGCGCCAATTTCAACTGCTAAGTGTGAAAATGTTGCTCCAGATTCTTCTGTAACGGATCCGATTGTGTGTGCTACTAAATTCATATCAACTGGATGATAAGTTATTGTTCCTGTCACATCATTTGGCCCTCGCTCAAATCTACCAATAGATCTTGAACTATCTCCTAAAAATATGTCTGTCAAATAACCTTCGTCGTCTGTGAATGTGTTCTCAGTAACTTCTCCAACCCATTGTCCTGTTCCGGAAGTGTTTGCGTAAGTCCCACTCTCGTAGAGCATAACTACCTTATTTTGGTCTGCAATATATCTTGTTCCCATGTATTAAACCTCCTTTCAGGTATTGAAAAAACGATAGGATAATTGAATTATCCTGGATTTAGTTCCTGCTTCCCCTGGCTCGTCTACACGATTTACCGAGGTAATGTTAAAGTCATGGAAGTCATTGTCGACGCTTCCGGTTGCTGTGAATT